CTACCGCTGCTTATGAGACAAGAATCGTTTCAAATAACGCGAGTCCAATTCTTTCTGCTGATAGAACATTAACACTTGATGTAAATAACGCAGACAGAACTATCTCATTACTTGGTAACTTAAGTACTGGTGCAGAATTTAATACTGGTTCACATAGTACTACACTTACAACAACCGCTACGACAAACGTAACACTACCAACAACTGGTACTCTTGCTAATCAGGCATATGTCACCTCAACAGTTGATTCAGCATATGTACAATTAAGACAAGATTATCAATACAGTTCATTAACTGGTACTCCAACTATTGGTAATGGTACACTTACTCTTGGTGTATCTGGTACAGGTCTTTCTGGTAGCCAGACATTTACTGCAAACCAGACTGGTGGAGCAACGTTTACTGTAACATCAAATGCCACTAACGCAAATACTGCAGGAACTATTGTAGCTCGAGATGGATCTGGTAACTTTAGTGCAGGTACAATCACTGCTAACCTAACTGGTAACGTAACTGGTAATGCTTCAACTGCATCTGCTTGGGCAACAGGTAGAACATTATCATTAACTGGTGATGTAACAGGTACTTCAGCATCCTTTACTGGTTCAGGTAATATCTCAATTGCGACTACAATTGCTGCTAACTCTGTAGCACTTGGAACGGATACTACTGGTAACTATGTTGCGTCCTTGGTTGCTGGAACTGGTATCTCTGTTGGAGCTGCTGCTGAAGGTGGTACTCCAACTGTTACAAACACTGGTGTTACTTCAGTTAATTCTTTAACTGGAGCAATAACGGCAACTAATCTATTAGACGCAATTAAGACTGTTGATGGTGCAGGTTCTGGATTAGATGCAGATACTGTTGACGGACTTAGTTCTGGCTCGTTTGTTAGAGCGGATGCAAATGATACCGGTACAGGCGGTTATTCAACATCAGGTTCTTACTGGGAAATTGGTAATGGTAGCGGTAGTGTTGCCATGACCATCAATGATGGTCAGGGTAACGCTAACATTACGTTTAACCATCGTAGCGGTGTTCCGGATCAATCTGGTTCAGCCTGTCGAATTGAAACTGCAGTTGATGGGACAACTGGCTCCTTTAGTTTTGAGGTTGGAGATAACGTAACTAGTGGTGTATCTGTTAGTCTAACAGATGCCCTGAGGCTTACTTCAACTGCACAAACTTTATATTATAGCGGTGTCTCTAAATTTGCTACAAACTCAGGTGGTGTGACAATTACTGGAACAGCAACTGCAACTACATTTAGCGGGTCAGGTTCAGGACTTACAGGTATTACAAGTTCAAACTTCGCTTCTGCATCTACATTACTTATTAAGAATAGCGCTGGTACAACGCTTAAAACAGTTATAGGAAGTGCATCATAATGGCTAATCCAACTTCGCGAGCAACTCTGATTGAGTATTGCAAACGTCGGCTTGGTGATCCGGTAATTGAAATTAACGTCGATGAGGATCAATTAGAAGACAGAGTCGACGAAGCTTTACAGTACTATCAAGAGTATCATTCAGATGCCACTATTAGAACTTATCTGAAACATCAGATCACCGCATCTGACGTGTCAAATGAGTATATCACTCTTTCAAATGACATAATTTTTGTCTCAAAGTTATTTCCTATTTCGAGCTCTTTTAACTCTTCATATAATTTCTTTGATATCAAATATCAAATGATGTTAAACGATATCGCAGATCTTCAAAACTTTGCCGGAGATCTCGCATATTATGAGCAGATGCAACAATATCTATCTTTGCTGGATATGAAACTGAATGGCACACCTCAGGTTCAATTCTCTAGAAAGCAAAATAGATTGTATATCTTCGGTGATTTTGCAGACGAAGATATTAAAGCTGGTGAGTATATTATAGCAGAGGTATATAGTATAGTAGATCCCGAGACGTATACTTCTATTTACAATGATATGTGGCTTAAAGAATATACCACTTCATTAATTAAACAACAGTGGGGTCAGAACCTAATTAAGTTCGAGGGTATGCAATTACCCGGCGGTGTAACATTAAACGGTAGACAAATATATGATGACGCAACAGGTGAAATAGAGAGATTGAGGGAAAATCTAAGGTTAGAACACGAATTACCACCAGATTTCTTCGTAGGATGATATGGCAAAAAATCTATATTTTTCTGATAGAGTTAAGTCAGAGCAAAATTTATACGAAGACATAATCATAGAATCTTTGAAGATCTATGGACAGGATGTCTATTATCTTCCTCGAACTCTCGTAAATGAAGACACAATCTTTGGAGATGACATCCCATCTCGCTTTGGTTCCAATCATAAGATAGAAATGTATATTGAAAACATCGAGGGATTCGATGGAGAGGGTGATCTCTTTACTCGATTCGGTGTTGAGATTCGTGACGAAGCCACATTCGTTGTATCACGTCGTAGATGGTTACAGCAAGTTCAAAAGTATGATACCGGTATGACTACGCAATTCAGACCATTTGAAGGCGACTTGATTTATCTTCCTATGACTAATAAGCTATTTCAGATCATGCACGTTGAGCACGAGCAACCATTCTATCAGTTGAGTAATTTGCCTGTATTCAAAATGAGATGTCAGCTCTTTGAATATAACGATGAAGATCTTGACACTGGAGTTGACGCAATTGATAGAATTGAAAGACAATATGCATATACATACATTCTCACTCTTGACGGCACCAGTGATATTATTCAAATAGGTGAGACCGCAACACAGATTATCGATAGCGCACTTGGCACTACCTTGACCGGTGAAGTGTCAAAATGGTCTGATTCAGATCAGAAGCTTCACTTAATTCATGTAAATGCCAGTGATAACGCTTATCATGAGTGGTTGACGAGAAAAATTACTATTTCCGGAAATTACCCAAGAAACGCAGATTCAGACTTTGGAGTAACAGGATTTACAGAACTTAATTCTATATCTAATAACGAACAGAATGATGACTTCAGCCCATCAGGACTAAGCTTCCTTGACTTTACTGAGGATAATCCATTCGGTGATCCGGAGTTTAATTAATGTTTGGTACTCATTTTTATCATCAAAAGATCAGAAAGTGCGTAGCTATCTTTGGAGCTCTCTTTAATAACCTTTATGTTGTTAGACAAAATGGGCAAGTAAAGGTACCTCTATCTTATGCACCAAAGCAAAAGTATCTCGAGAGAATTAGAGAGAACGCGAACTTAAGTGAAAACTCACAAGTCGCGATTAAACTTCCACGTATGTCTTTTGAGATCACTTCGTTTAATTACGATAACACAAGACAATTAACAAAATTATCTAATTTTAATACTACAGGAACTGCAAACACTAACAGACAGAAATTTTATTCTCCTGTTCCTTATAACATTAACTTTCAGTTAAACATATACGCTAAGAATCAAGATGACGCTCTTCAGATAGTAGAGCAAATCTTACCTACTTTTAATCCTCAGTACTCTCTTACAATTAAACCATTTGCTAGTGAGTATCCTGATTTCAAAGAAGATATTCCTATTGTTATTCAAAGTCTATCATTCAGTGATGACTTCGAAGGAGCAATGGAGCAGCGAAGAACTATTATCTACACTCTTGATTTTGAGATGAAGGTAAGCTTCTACGGATCAATTAATACCGGTAAAATTATTAGAAATTCTCTTGTAGATATATACTTACAAGATACAGGCCTTGCTGATTCTGATATTAAGTTACAGAGAATCTCAGTGGTGCCAGATCCGACAAGCGTTATTGGTCTCGCTGATAGTGACTTTGGATTTACAACTACGATTGATTTAACTTATGACAGTGCATGATAAAGATAATATAAAAGGCGATTATGAGTATTCGCGAGATACTTATTACGAAATTTTAGAAAAGGGTAAAGATGCTCTTGAATTGATGATCGAAGTTGCAAAGGAATCTGAGCATCCAAGAGCGTTTGAAGTTCTTTCTAATATGATGAAGAACATGGCTGATATCAATGACAAGCTGATGGATCTAAACAAAAAGAATAAAGAGATTAATAAAGAAGAAGTGAAACAAGTAGTTGGTCCAACAGGTAACACTACAAATAATATCTTTTTAGGTTCTACTACTGACTTGCAAAGATTACTACAGGATGAAAGTAATATAGTTGATGTTACACCTGAATGATTCCTATCTTGGCAACCCTAGTATTAAACGTGACGGGGTAGTTCAAGAGTGGACAAAAGAGTTAGTACAAGAATACTATAAGTGTAGCAAAGATCCTGTATACTTTGCTGAAAAATACTGTAAGGTAATCTCACTTGATAAGGGTTTAGTTCCATTTAAACTATATCCTTATCAGAAAAAAATGTTTGGACAGTTTAATGAGCATAGGTTTAACATTGTTCTCGCATGTCGGCAGTCCGGAAAATCAATATCGGCCTGCGCGTACCTGCTCTGGTTTGCACTCTTTCACAGTGAAAAAATGGTTGCAGTTATGGCGAACAAAGGGGCAACAGCTCGTGAAATGTTGGCGAGAATTACCCTTATGTTGGAGAACATACCTTTCTTTCTTCAACCTGGCTGTAAAGCTCTTAACAAAGGTTCTATTGAGTTCAGCAACAATTCTCGTATTGTCGCTGCTGCTACTTCTGGCTCTTCAATCCGCGGTCTTTCTGTTAACCTTCTTTATCTAGACGAGTTTGCTTTCGTGGAGCGCGCCAATGAGTTCTATACCTCCACATATCCAGTTGTATCTTCGGGAAAGGATACAAAGATTATCGTTACCTCAACTGCGAATGGTATCGGCAATACTTTCTATAAAATATGGGAAGGAGCAATCCAAGGAGTTAATGAGTTCACTCCTTTCAGAGTCGACTGGTGGGACGTCCCAGGACGAGACGAAGGATGGAAAAAACAAACAATAGCGAATACGAGTCAACTTCAGTTTGACCAAGAATTTGGTAATACATTCTTCGGCACAGGTGACACGCTTATTAACGCTGAAACTCTTATGGGTTTCAGAGCCTTGAATCCTATTACTTACTTAGAAGGTGGAGATCTTTTAGTTTATAAACAACCAGAAAAGAATCACGAATATATCATGACTGTAGATGTAAGCAAGGGAAGAGGACAGGATTATTCTACTTTTAATTTGATCGATATTAGCGTTCGCCCGTTTGAACAGGTTGCTGTATATCGCAACAACACTATCTCTCCATTACTCTTCCCTAATATTATCTATAAGTATGCGAATTCCTACAATCAAGCTTATGTTGTAATAGAATCAAATGATCAAGGATCGGTGGTGTGTAATGGTCTTTATCATGACTTAGAGTATGAAAATGTGCATGTAGAATCTGCGATTAAATCAAATGCTATTGGTATTGAAATTAACCGCAGAACAAAAAGACTTGGATGTTCTGCTATTAAAGATATTCTAGAAAATAATAAATTAAAAATTGTTGATGAGAATACTATTTTAGAAATATCTACATTTGTCGCAAGAGGACAATCATATGAGGCGTCTGATGGAAATCATGATGACTTAATGATGAATTTAGTGATGTTTGGCTATTTTTCATCTACTCAATATTTTGGAGATATGACTGATATTAATTTAAAAGATATGTTATTCAAAAAACAAATGAGAGATATTGAAGACGATTTAGTTCCATTTGGATTTATTGATGACGCATCTGATCATATTGAAAGACTCGAGCAGAAAGAAAATCCGTGGGCAGTAGAGATCTCATCGGGTGAAGACTGGTAATATTATAAATAATAGCATAATTGAACAACCGTATTATGTTTGCTTATAATTAGTCTATCGAAAAGGAAAAAACCTCATGGCACTCTTTACACCGTCTGAATCACCCGCGGTTGTTGTCAAAGAAGTAGATCTGACTGGCGGTGTGCCAAATGTCCAGTCAACTACCGGCGCAATCGTAGGAAATTATAGGTGGGGTCCAGTAGAGCAAAGAATAAAAATTGCTAACGAAGCTGAGTTAGTAGATAACTTTGCATCTCCAGATTCTGCCAATACCGTAGATTTCCATAACGCATCTTACTTCTTGCGTTATTCAAATTCTTTACAGGTAGTTCGTGCTATCACTTCTGCTGCTAAAAATGCTAGATCAACAACTGGTCAAGTTGCAGCTGATAGTAATGGCTCATTACCTGCAGAGACTGTTAAAAACTCAGCAGATTTTGATGCTCAAATGGCGGCATTAGATTCTGATAGCCATACATTTCTCGCGAAATATCCAGGTGAACTTGGCAATTCACTTAAAGTTTCTATGTGTCCAGCTGATTCGGATGCTTTTGAAGCTTGGACATATAAAACATATTTTGATAAAAGACCGAGACATAGCATATATGCTTCTTCAGTCAATGCTTCTAATGATGAAGTTCATGTCGTCGTCGTTGATAAAGATGGTAAATTCTCTGGAACAAACGGTACTGTACTAGAAACGTTTCCATTCTTGTCGCTAGCAGGAAATGCTAAAAATTATGAAGGTCAAACAGTTTATGTCAAAGATGTAATCAACAACAATTCAGAATATGTCTGGTTGGTTGATTTCGATTCCGATTACAAATCGGCATCTGCTGCTCCTGGGTCAAACGCTGATAGTGGAGATGACTTTTACAACAACTTCGAACTAGCATCAGATTACAATTTTGCCGGAGGAGTTAACTCCGGAGCACTTGGAACATCTGAGTTTCTTACTGGGTATGATCTGTTCGAAGATAAAGATATTATAGAGATCGACTTTCTCATCGCTCCTGGAATGACTGCTCGAGCAGATCAAACCACTGTAGTTAACGATCTGACTACAACAGCAAGATCACTTAGAAAAGATTGCGTTGTTGTAACGTCACCTGCAAGAAATGATGTTGTAAATGTAACTTCTGCTGCAACTGCAGTAACGAATGTTGTAAATACAGCTAACACATTTACGAACACGTCATATCTTGTTATTGACAATAACTACTTGAAAGTTTACGATAAGTACAACGATCAATACATTAACATCCCTGCCGCATCTTCTACTGCAGGTATTATGGCAGCAACAGATTTAAATCGTGCTCCATGGTTCTCTCCTGCTGGTTCCAGACGTGGTCAGTACTTAGGAATAACTTCCTTAGCGTACACTCCAACAAAATCTCAAAGAGATACTCTATACAAAGCGGATGTTAACCCAATTGCTAACATTCCTGGTTCTGGCGTAATCCTCTTTGGTGATAAAACAGCACTTGGTCGTGTTTCTGCTTTCGATCGTATTAACGTACGTCGACTCTTCCTTGTTCTCGAAAGAGCAAT